GAAGCACGGCAAGCTCCGCGTCAAAAATAAGCCTGCTGAAGTTGCAGTAACTGTTCCCGGGTCATAACCAGCCTCCGCCGGACACGCCGCCAAACGGCATTGCCGGGTTATGTTGTTCTGTCATTTCGTGATTTTCACTCTCATTCGTCACAGGTTCAGGGTCGACTGCTGCTGATGTGTTGCGGCTGGATTGTGCAGACTCAGGCAGGCGCGCCCAGGGCGGCGGACTATCCCAGTTGATACGCTCATAGCCGCGGATCATTACCAGGGCATGGGCATAGCAGAGTAAATCCAGCGCCTCGTTTGCACCTTTGCCAGGCTTCGTCCACTTGCCATCCATGCCGCGCTCTTCGTAGGTCAGTTCTTCAAAAAACCAGTCACCCAGCCAGTCAGGAATATGCACGTAGTTTGCCCCCGGCTCTTTACGGTCGAGGGCTGAGGCGATCCGGTCTTTAAGCGCATTGGTCTGCAGGAGATAGAGCGGAACTTCGCCGCAGGCGCGGGCCTGTCGGTCACTGCGCCCGGTATTGTTGGGATAGCTTTTGGAGAATATTTTTGACCGCGCGGTACTGTCCCCCTTAAAGAGATACACCCGACCGGCAAATCCTTCCCGCCGGCAGTGGCGCCAGAACGCATACGCGTTATCCGTGACGCCATCCTCTCCGCCGGAGTCCACCCCCATGCATAACACACTCATTTCCTGCTCAGGATGCGCGACCAGAGGCCAGGCCCTTTCGAGGACATCCGTAATCAGTAAATGCCAGTCTTCGGGATACGCTCCGGGGTTTATCTGCATGGCCTCGCCGCTCTCATCACAGCGTAGTGACCGGGTGATATTGAAACGGTCCACAATCCAGCGCTCACCATGACTGCCATAACCGACCACCTGCACGACGAAACGGCGTTTTTTACCGCCCTGAACGTCAACAGTAGCGACAAGGAAACGGACACCGTCGGGCACCCGCCGCGGGGGAAGTTTTTCTGCGCGGGCTATCAGCGTTTCGGCTTTACGTTGATCGAGGGATATGCGCGGGAGGTAAGGCAGTCCCCAGTCTGTATTAATAACGGCCTTCAGCGTTTCTTCACTGCCGGTGCGCTCATATTCTTCTTCCGCGGTCAGCAGTTTATAGACCAGTTGCTGCCACGTCTGATACGCCGCAGCTGGTCCCTCCATCCAGAAACTTGCGATACGTGAGCGCCGTGCCTCCCCGCTGATCTCGCCATCTTTATTGATGAACTGCCCCTCTTTCAGCCAGACGCCGCGGTTATTCAGCCCGCGTTTCTGTTCCGGCTGAATTAATGCCAGACAATGCGGGCACTGAATACGCGCGGCCTCGCTGGCGGCCATCAGGTCCGGGTTATCCCGGTAACCCACCATGTTTTCCATCGCGGGCTGGAACCAGTCGCCGCAGTGCGGGCAGGGCCAGTACCACCGCCGGCGATCACCGCGGTTATATAAAGAAAGAATGCCGGTCGTGGGCGGGGCCTCATGCGGCGAGGAACGGCGCCATTTCACATCGGTGATTTCCCGACCAGGCGAACTCTCTGCCAGTGTCATCCCCGCAGACATAAAGGTGGTGGTACGTTTGGATGCCAGGGAAAAACCATCTCCCTCGCCATCGATATCTTCAGGAAAACGGTCATAGTCGGTCAGCGCCACCCGCTTGTAATCCGACGAAGAAAAAACGGTTATGGACGGCCAGCCAATTTTCAGGAATGAACCATCACGAAACATTTTATCGTGGACGTTGTTGTCATTTCGTGAAGGACTGAGCCGCTTTCTGACTTCAGGGCTGTGGTGAAAAGTACGCGCCAGACGGGTTTTGGAGTGCTCACGGGCTTTGGTTTCGGTCATCTGGACCACCAGCATATCCGCCGGATCGCAGACAATACCGTAAACAATCCACCCGTCAATCAGCCCGAGGGTTTTACCTGTTCGCGCGGGCCCGGCAAAGATCACTGCGTCATATTCCCGTTTTGACAGCGTATTTATCGCTTCATTCATGTAGGGCGTTAACGTGTCATCCCAGGGAACCGCCGTATTGGCGCCGCGGGGAACAAACATAAATTGTTTTATTCCTTCCGCTACCGGCATTCTGCGTGGGGGCCTGAGATATTCAGCAACCTCCCGGCGTACTGCCGCTGCAGAGCCATATTTATTCCCCTTCATCGTCTGCGGTCTCCTGCATTGCCTTAACTAACAGTATCCTGACCTCATCCACCACATCCTGGGCCTCGTTTAGCTGCTCCGCAGACCATCCCTTATCCCTTTCCAGTTTGTCCGGCCAGACTTCAAGTACCTGCGTAATGGCCTTGACGATCGCCGCCATTTGTTGACGGACTTCCGTCAGCGGGACAACCTGCTTCATCTCTTTTTCCAGCCAGAGACGCCCCTTTTCGGAGTCAAACCAGTCCTTACGTTCTTTCGGGGTCATCTTGTTCGGATCCTGATGTTCAGCAGCCTGAGAAACGGGCGCTTCCATCAGTACACGGATCACATCGGTCAGGAGATACAGCTTATTTTTTCATTGCTTCCCGGTGCCAGGGGAACGCCCGAGAGACGACTGACAACCGTCTGGCGATGTAACCCCGTAATAGCGGCAAGCTGACTGATATTGCATTTGAGGTTCTTCAGTTCGCCGTCCATTTTTACCTCTGGGGCTGTTTCTTTGCGCGCCCTCCCCCGGAAAAGCCAAAGATGATGAACAAAAAACACACAAACCATCATCTTTTAAAAATAAAAGACATTAAAACAATGTGTTACAACATGATGATGATGCATGAAAAATCGAAAATGCGCCAAATCCCGCGCCGCTGCCGCCCCGTGGCAGGCCACCTCACCGGTAGGACCCGCGCAAATGATAGTAATTATCAACAAAAAACCCCGCATTAGCGGGGTGTGGAATTGCGATACTGTATATTTGGAATTAGAGCGGAGTATATTTTTCCTTAAGCTCTTTGCCCCAATGTCTAAGAGTTCGCGACCTTCTGGCAATAGTGTCTTTACTTAATGAATTGCACTGTTCAAGTAAAAATTTCTCAGCTGTATCTGGATCTATTTGAGATAAATTCTCAACTTCTGACCAGTTAATCCAAGCCCAACCAATATGGCTCACCTCAAAGCATCTTGCAGCAATTTTATATTGGTTCTCTTGTCCAGACTGAATTAACTTTTGCCCCATCGCAGTTACATTGCCATTAGCATTCAGAAACCCTAATACCTTTGCAGCATGTAGGTAATAATAAACGTGTCTTTCTTGCAAACCTGTATTCTCTACAGTACAAGGCTCCCCACTCCATTTGACTTCAACTACTTTAAAAACTTTTTCTAAAGTATCTGCCTGCGGAATTTGATGACCACTAACTGCAAGTGCAGACATCCTACTGATTACCCTAAGATAGAACTCAGCCCCTGCTTTAGTCAGCAGAAATATAACCTCACCAGTCTGATTGCTTTTTAATTCCATATTTGTTCCAGTCGATACAATAGACTGAAGCAAATCAGAAAAGGCTTGAATATCTATCCCATTGTTTTGTATGAAATCGACTATATCAGCACGACGCTCAATAAGAACGCTCAAATCACGTAAAATCTCTTCATAGGCGTTCAGCTTTTCAGCTTGGAATGAAAGGATGAACGAACCAGGACGAGCATCAACTGGACGTAGCTTGTCTTTGAGACCGCTAAACTCCAGCAAACTGTCATATAACGCACTAAAGCTATCACACACATTCGAAACGTGACTTAGCACCAAATTTCCAGCACTTTTCTTTGAGCTTTTTTCTAAATGAATCTCATGTGTTGAATACTTAATTGCTTCACCGATTCGACCATTTTCTAAAACAGGAACCACAGAACTAATAAACAGTCCCTGAGCTGGTAAAGCATTTTCATAGACGGCATCTACGCCTTTAACATTCCATGTAGGTGCAACCTCCCGATCATAAGGAGCGCGTACTTCGTAGAAAAAAGATTGTTCCTGATCAATTAAAACTGAACGCAAATCAATTCTTTTTCTTTCAATTAACTCCAATCGTGTCGGCGATACAGGGATAACATACCAGCTATCGGCGTCCTCATCCTCACCAATCCAATAAACAACAAATAATGAACTAACTTCATTCTCTGCTGAAAAGAAACGAGGCTCTTCGAAAAACTCATACACCCTTTTATAGCGCAGAGTCCCCATCATTGTATTAGGCAGAAAAACGTTACTCATTCGCCTTCTCCTAAACAAGCAAAATGCTCATGGATAGAACAATTTACCGTAAGCCATATTGTATAGTGAGCAGGATCCGCAAAAGTCTTTTTCATGACCCCCATGAATGGCATTACGTTACCTTTAGCGACGGTACGATCACCTAACGCCGCTGGAAACTTAGCCTTTGCATCTGTAGCACCTCTTTCTTCTGAAAAAAAGATGTGCCATATACGCACTGAAGAGCTTCTCCACGACATTTTTTATGTCTATTCGGATACTCTTCATGGGTAGAAAGGAAACATTTGGAGTCGGGGGGTTAGCTCTAACCAAACGATAAAACTCACCCTCGGCATCCACAGCCGTTTTTGGGGGAACACCTTTTGGATAAAAATCAGGCCAAGTCTGCTCGGCTAGCTCCGCTGCAACTTCTGACATAACATCATTCCGTGTAGTCATAAAAAACTGAGCCAACACGATAACAATTTATTTTAATAGGGAAACGACCGTTGGCATCAGTTGCAATATAGCAAAAGTTTACAAAATGTGAATCTTAAAGTGTTAAAACCGCACGTTAGGTCTCACGTTTTTTCTTAGCTCTAATCCTCTGTTTCGTTCAAGATCCCGTATGCTACTCAACTGATTATTCGCCTTTTCAATAGCCGACAATAAAGGATTGATCCACAGAACGGCTTGGCAGTACGTCAGCGCGCGGGAGGCAATGGGACTATCACCGGTTGTGTCAGCGTCCCCGGAATCGGAGTACATTGCACTGGCACGTAAACGGTTCGTGTAGTTGAGCAACCCACCAGCGACATCAGCAGGAACAGGCAAATCACAGGTTTTTTCACGTCGTAAAATCTCCCGGTATTCAATGATGGTTTTCTCTGTTCCAGCATCTATTATCGAATTAAGGCGGTTGGTATTCTCTGCTATCTGGTTAAACCGGTTGAAGTTGAAGGCCTGAGTAGTTATCACCGCCGTCTGTAGCGCGTTGTCGCTACGCAGTACCCGGTTGTCGCTCTCTGACGTGGCCAACGCGGCATTACTGCGGGCCAGCAGCACACAGAGCACCGCGATGAAGATGACAGCTGCCATCCCAACAAAAACGAGACTTCTGTTCACTGGTCTATCCCCCAGCACGTCAACGCCGACTCCTGGTCACGGCGTATCACCTGTCCGTAACAACCATTCGAACGGATACGACAGTCTTTGCCGCCGTCTTTTATCCACCAGCGCAGCGCTTCGCAGGCTCCTTTACGATCGCCTGAATTCAGACGCCGGTAAAACGTGGACGGCAGACATTTCCCCGGACCAATGTTGTACGGGCAGAAACTGGCAATCCCCACTTTCTGCGGCTCAGTCAGTGGAACATGAATATTCTGCGCCACCCATGCCAGCGCCTTATCCCGCTCGATGGCGTTATAGTGGTCGCACTGGCTTTGTGTCATGCGCTGACCTATGACAACGGGTTTACCATCAATGCGGGTCACACCGCGGCAAACCGACCACACACCGCCGTTATCACGAACGGCCACCAGCGTATTTCCTTCCCGCTCCTGTAAAAACTGGTCGAGTAGCTGCGGTGCGCTGGCACCGGCGGCAATCAGCGCCAGCATGGCGGCGGAAAGACCGTATTTAACTTTTGTCCTGAGCGCCATTACTGCCCTCCGGCATTTCAGATACCGCCAGCATCTTTAACGTGCTGTCATGGTCGTTTTTTTCCAGAATCCTGGCGATTAGCCTGTTACGCTCTTCCATCGCGGCAGCCTGCCTTGCCTGAGCCTGCTCTGATTTCTTTTTGTAATGCTTATTAACCAGAAACGTACCAATACCCAGAACAATACCTATCAGCGCGCCATAGTCATTTAACGTCCACTGGGCACATATGCCGCTGATTAATGCCCAGATGTAGGCCAGCCATGTCGTATGTTTATCCATTGTCATAA